CTACCCTTGATTGTGGTAGGGGCTGTGCTGCTTTAGGCTGCGCTGGTAGAGGCATTGGCTCCGCCCTCAGCTCCGGCGCGTAAGCTGAATCTCCCACAGCGCCGGCAGCAGCATTAGCAGCATATGCGCCTGATGTAATACCAGCTGAGGGTGCCAAGGCAGCCTTCGCTACCACACTTGCTGGTTTTGCTGTTCGCATGACAGCAAACACAGGAAACGCACTAGCTGCTCCTAAAGCAGCTTCGCCCCAATTCCCCTCACCCATTCCTGAGTGAACTTGTCCTATTGCAGAGCCAAACCCTGTAACAGGGTTAAACGCACGCACGAACCGCGAACCAAACGAAGGATCTGTCTGCTCAAAACGAGCATTATCCTCAGCCCAGTATTCTCCGGCGCGCCGAATCGGGTTCATCAGTTCACTTGATCCTTAACCGAGTCATACCACGCCTGCCCTTTCGGATTCTTATCCCGGAAGTGGTGTGGGTACCTCAGTACATTGTATGCATTCGAGGTCTCAAACGTACTACCATCAGCCGCCTTGCGGTAGCCAAACTGCCACGTCTCCCGTTTCGCCCTCGCAAGCACTTCCAGCACAAACCGCGGCACCGTCTCCCACTTCCCTCGCAACAGGTAGTAGCTTTTCCCGTTCACACTCAAACTAACCAGTCGAGTCGTGTCGTTCTTATCATGGCTCGGTAACACCATGACCTCTACCTTCTCAGCCATAAAGGCCAAGTCCCGCGCAAGCGCATCTACATTCTCGTTCTCAACAACCTGGATCGGACTCTCGAAGGAGTCTTCTTCAGCCTGTTCAGCTGTGTGTGTTTTGATAGGAGCTGTATCTTCAGTCTTTTTTGTATAAGTAGCCATGCTGGCCTCTTTTTGTTAGGGGAAGCGGCAATACAATGCGGGAATCCCGCACCGTATTGCTCACCCGCTATTCCATTAACCCCATGCTTCCCACATGCAGTCATCGTTATCGGTTTCGAGCGTTTTCACGGAAACATCTACCGCAAAGCCCAAACCACCATCAGTCAATGAAATGCCTGCAGCCTCGTAAGTACGGGTGCCTGCAGCCACCGTTACCAGAGACTTGGCGTTGGAGCTTGCATCCAAACCGTACTGGTGTGTGTCATCGTCAACTTCCTCAGAGTAGGCAGCGGCGTCAACGTAATGGGTTGCCTCAATCCGGTCAGTCAGATTCGCAACGCGGATCTTCGTGGGTTTGAAACCCAGTGTGATCTCGAAGTCTTCAGCTGACCGGGTGCCAGTACGATAGCCAAAGGCATATCGCTGGCCTTCTTGCACGGGGTCAACCTTGCGGTTGAGTTCTTTATTAACAGTTGCCATATTAAATCACCTTATGCGTTAGGCAGCAGCTTGGTATATTCCAACCACACTGCGTAGATGTAAGTTGCGTCCCCGTCGTTAGTCCCGCCCAATGTGAGCACGACTGACAAGGCACTAGGCGGCGCAATAACTCCATCCGAACCACAGGTAAACACCAATTCCGAAGGAGATTGAGTGAGTGCAAGCGCCGCAGTATCTTGAATATCTGCGTTTGCCGCATCACCTACACCAACCGGGTATGCCTCTGCGTCGAGGGTTAGTGCATCCAGGTCGGCTGCCTTACCTGCGATTACGTGGATAGTTACATCTTGCGTCGCATCCAGGTCATTAGGAAGCGCCACCGAAAAGCCCAAGGCTTCTTTGGTTGCATCGACAGGAATGAGGATTACAGTTTCCTTGTTGGCAAGTTGACTGTAACCTGCGACTGTGGTAGCCTGCTTTAGCAGTGCTGTGCCATCTTCTTGTGTGATGGCACCCAGGGGGATCGGAACGGTACCTTTCGATGATAAAAGGTCTTTTACCGCTGCGGCCCCTGGGGCACTGATAAAGCGTGCCAATTCATTAAGCACGCCTTTCATGTTATTCCTCCGTTGCTACCCACGCAACACACAGCCAATCGTCGTTTAGAATCGCCTGAGCCTGCCAGGTCATTGCGGAAACATAGCCACGTTGGCCCAGCGGGTCAATCTTGGACTTTTCTGAGGGTGGATAGTGATTCGCGTCGATGGAGTTGAAACCGCGGAGAGGAACCTGACCAAAGGCCTCGCCACCACCATTACCCTTGCCCATGATGATGAGTGGGTAAACATCGATGTTGGTGCCGGCATCGGACTTGGGGTCAAACCCAGCAACTGCCGAACCAACCACCGCGCCGGCGCCCGGCTTGTAGGTAAGAATGGGGTTGACGATGATGCGGAAGCGGCCAATAGCACCGATCTCGAACTCAGGGTCGAGCAGCTGCGCACCACCGTAGTCCTGAACCTTGGTGAACCCAGGTAGGTTCTCGAAGGTCTTTTCCATATCGGTATGGCAGTAGACGGGCCAGGAAGCAGCTACTGACTGCATACCAAAGGAAGCGCCGGACTTCAGCATCTTGTTGATGGTAGTCGCGTGCTTGGACAGGAGCGCCCGCGAAATGTTCTGAAACATATTCTTGGTAGGCGGCCCATTGACAGTAGCGATGCTCGTACCCGCGCCGCCGTAGAAGACGTTGGTGCAGGACTTAAGTTCGCCATAGATCATCATCTCGCGGCACAGCGCGATGCGCGTCGCAGCCTGATCTTCCATCTCACGTGGAATCTCTTGGCCTTCCTCGTGGAGATAGCGCAATCGGTTGGTGTAGGAATACAGACAACCAATTTCCTGGAGGGTAGTCGAGATGGTGGTCCACGAGATCGAGTCCGGGGATGGCGTTACGCCCTCTTGAATGATGTGCTTCGCGATGAAATCCTCATCGCCACCAGCAGCCATCCATTCGTTATCCACACCGCCGTAAGGCAGAAACCGCATCCACTCAATCAACTGCGATGAGTTTTGCGGGAACGGGTCTTGCGCACCGAGCTTGGTGAGCATTTCTTTGGTTTGGGCTTTCGCGAGGATTCGCCCCTTGTATTTTTCGTGGCGACCTGCTTGGGTGCCGTATTGCATACCAGCCATAGTATTTAACCTTCTGAGCGTGCTTCTTCAAATGCAGCCAGGAACACATCCTCTGGGGATTGCGCACTGGCCCCTCTTGTACGTCGTGACTGAGCAGTAGGCACCTGCCCTTGTGCCAACCGAGAGGAACGATTCCCCGCCGCCTGTGTTCTGTCCTTGTTTTTGTTTTGCTCCCACGACTCGAACTTGCGAAGCGCGTTGACGTATGGAGCACCAAAGCTCAGAAGAGCCTGTTGTGTTTGGTAGCCCTGCTGGGAATACCAGTCAATAAAGTCTTTGTGCCGCTGTCCTTCTGG